CTTCCGGGCGGGATCAAGCAGGCCAAGGCCGATCTCTCCGCAGCCAAAAACGCCCTCTTTGCCGGTGCCGATGGAGTCCCCAACGCCGAAAAGATCACGCAGTTCAACCGCTTCATGGACATGACCGGCGCCGGAGACAACCCACTGTTCATCGAAGCCTTCACCAAAATGGCGAAGCTTTACACCGAAGGCAAACCCGTCACCGGCGGCGGGCCAAGCAAATTCGGCCAGCAGGGCCCCGGGTCGCGCCCGACTGCTGCCGGTGCACTTTACCCCAATCTCACAGGCCAGCCGTAGATACGGTTGACAGGCTAGGGCCCAGATGGTTAGTGAGCTCCACCCCAACTAAGGAAAACAACTTATGGCAACGATTGGTAACACGGCCCTAACCTACGCTGACTGGGCCAAGCGCGTCGATGATGGATACAAGATCGCGACGATCATTGAGATTCTTTCTCAGACCAACGAAATCCTCGACGACATCATGGTCGTCGAAGGCAACCTGCCGACGGGTCACAAGACCACGATCCGTACCGGTCTCCCGCAGGCCACTTGGCGCCTGATGAACACCGGCGTCCCGAACGCGAAGTCCACCACCGGCCAGATCGTCGACACCTGTGGTAACCTCGAAACCTACGCGGTTATCGACAAGGACATCGCCGATCTGAACGGCAACACCGCTGAGTTCCGTCTCTCGGAAGTCCGCGCGTTCCTCGAAGGCATGTCGCAGCAGGTCGCCTCCACGATCATCTACGGCAACCAAGGCGTGAACCCGGAACGTTTCACTGGCTTTGCTCCGCGTTACTCCACCAAGAACACGGCCAACTCGCAAACCGCGAACAACGTGCTTGACGGCGGCGGCACGGCCTCGACCAACACCTCGATCTGGATCCTGACTTGGGGCAACGACACGTGGCATGGTATCTTCCCGAAGGGCAAGATGACCGGCCTCCAACACATCGACATGGGCGAGTGGCCCGTCGCCGATACCTCGGGCAACACCTACCAAGCCTATCGCGATCACTTCAAATGGGAGATCGGTCTCGTCGGCCGCGATTGGCGTTACTGCGTCCGTATTGCGAACATCGATGTGACCCAGCTAACCGGCGTCTCAGCCGCGAATCTGCTCAACCTCCTCGTCCGCGGTCTCTATCGTCTGCCCACGGCGCCGTCCACTGCCGCTGCGGTTCAGACCTCCGACACCCCGGAAGTCCGCTCCGACATGGGCCGCACGGTTATCTACTGCAACCGCGTGATTCGCACCTACCTCGATCTGCAAGCGATGAATAAAACGAATGTACTCCTGCAATTGAGCGAGTTCGACGGTAAAGTCGTTACCACGTTCAGAGGCATTCCGGTCAGAACTTGTGACGCGATATTGAATAATGAGGCGCAGGTAGTGTGAGTTTTCCAGCGACTTCGCTGAACTAAATTGAAAGGTAAACATGATATGATCATTGACGGATTCTTCCTCTTCACTGGCACGTCGAACGGCGCCTCGGGCGGTATTACTTCCACCGCCAATACCGACGCACCGACCATCGGCACTCAGGACTCCTCGAACATCGTGGATATCGGCGTTAAATCCGGCGTCCCGTCCTCGGCTGCTGGCGGCGGCGCCCGCGATCTCGGCATCGGCGACAAGCCGGGGCTTAAGGTCCTGATTCAGGTCACCACGGCTTTCACCGGCGGTACCTCGTTGCAGGCTCAGATCCAAGGCGCGCCGGATAACGGCGTGGGCGCTCCCGGTACGTGGTACCCGTTCTGGACTTCGCAGGCGATCGCGGAAGCTGCTCTCCAACCCGGCGCCGACATCGGCAACATCTTCATGCCGCAGCCGGAACCAGGACAGCCCATGCCGCGATTCCTAAAAGTCACCTTCATCTCCGTCGGTACCCACACCGCCGGTCAGGTCGAAGCGGCGATCGTTCTCGATCAGATCTCTCAGGTCCAGTCTGCTACAGGCCAACTCTCCGGCTATCCCGCCGGCCTCACCGTCGCGAACTAAGGAGTACCCCGCTATGACTCTCAAGAAACTTCTCCTTGGGGCTGTGGCGGGGGCGCTCTTCGCGTCCTCGGCCGTGGCTCAGGTTAACTTCGTTCCGCAGGTCGGCGTGACCTCCGGTTACGGCGCCAAGGCCACCTACTCCTCGGCGTTCTTCGGTCTCGTCCCGCCGGCCTCGGCTACGGACGTGGTCTGCATCGCGGCTTCGGCTTCGAAAACGATCCGCGTTCAGCGCCTTGTCATCGGTGGTACGGGTACCGCGGTCTCGCTGCCGATTCAGGTCCTGCGCCGTGCAGCCCTCGATACCGGCGGCACGATCGGTCTGACCACAGCCAACCCCGGCATTGTCACGCAGATCTCCTCGCGTGATACTAACGCGTCACCCAACCTCTCGGCCTCGGCGGCGTTGGTTTCCTACACGGCGGTTCCCACGATCAACGACGCGGCCCCTGTCTATGTTGACTCCGGCCTCCTCGGCGTTGTGGCTACCACCGTCGGCACCCCCACCCCGCAAACGGTCTTCGATTGGGGTCGTGATACCGAGAACCTGATCCAGACCCCGACTTTGGCCAAAGGCTCCACGCAGCAACTCTGCGTGAATTTCGGCGGCGTCTCCACGACCTCGTCGCTCAATGGCCAGATCACTTGGACCGAAGAATAACCTGAAAGGCAGCCATCATGTTCAAACATCTTCTACTTGCCTTGTGCGTGGTGGCTGGCCTCTGGTCGCCCACCGCCGCGGATGCTCAGGCCATTGGCGGGGCCAACACCATCATCTGTAACAAGACCGCGGTCTTCTCCGGAGTCACCGGGGTTACCTCGCTCATTGCCGGAGTCGCGGGTAAAATCATCTCGATCTGCGGCTGGCATGTAACCTCGAACTCGGCCACCGCGGCTACCTTCCAGATCACCTCCGGCACCCAGACCACCACCGCTTGCGACACCGGCACAGTCAACATCACCCCGGCGCTTAGCATCCTCAACACCGCGCCGTCGGCTGATCACATCGACTTCGCTATCGCCTCCGCTGGTGCCCCCGGCATTGGTGGATCTGCGGTGTCATCCCCGGCGATCTGCGTCAACCCATCCATCACCGGTATTTCCGGTCTCGTCTACTATTCCCAATACTAACGGAGAACTACCATGGCCCGCTGGCGCCTGACACAGAAGCATTACCTCAACGTCCCCGGTACTGAGTTCGAGTACCGCGAGACCACCCACTACGGAAAGCAGATTAAAAAGAACTTCCCGGTCCCGATGTATCTCGATCCCGAGAACCCCGGCGATTGTAACTACAACCAAGACGGCGAATCGCGCGCGGGCAATGCCAACACCCCCGGCGAGATCATCGTGGCTTGGGCCGATGGCACCGAGAAGCCCCGGGACATCATCTTCACCGGTTCACCTACCCTCGACATGGTCCCGCTTGACGACGCTGCCCGCGCTGCCTCGGCCGAAATGTCCGGTGGTTGGGGCAGGGCGTTCATTGGCGAAGACGACGAAGAAGGTGGCTACACCAACCGCCTCCTCCACGAACTCACCGAGACCCTGAACTCGTTCAACGGCACGGCTAAGCCTTCCTCGGCGGTTCCCGATGACAACCGGATCGCGGGGCTCGAAGCGCAGGTCAAGCAGATGCTTGAAATGAATCTCGCGCTTGTTGCCAAGCTTGAGCCCACGAATAGCAAAAGGATCTAACCCATGTTCACTTCCGGCGGTGGCGCCTCGCCAGTCGGCCCTACTTCGGGCGGAAAGGTTTATGCCTTCAACAACGTAGGTACATCGCCGGAAGTTGTGGCTCCGGCCAATTCCAAACGTACGGTGATTACTTTTGATAACCCCGGTGCGGTAGACGTGATTGTCTTTCCTGTGTTAGCGCAGGCGGTCAATCCAACATGGACCGCGGCTACCAGTCTTGACTCAGGCGCAACCAGTATCTCTAATGTCGCTTTGACTCCCACAGCCTTACTCCTCGGTGGTGGCTATCGTATCTACGGCAACGGCGGAACGCGGACATTCTCCGGCGAGTGCCAAGGCGCGTGGCAGGCTCTCGCGATCACCGGTTCAGGCAACGCATTGACCGTAACGGATTCAAACATATGAGAAAGCTCTTCCTCCTACTCTCTTTGCTTTGGGCCA